CATCTGCCCAGCAGGGTCAGTCATCGCCCGCCAGTACAGTACTCGGGGGGAGTTGTATTGCAGGATGCCGGCAATAACCGCAGTCTCGTTTGCGATATTCCCGGCCTGGCTGGCTACACCTGTTGCGCCTGTGCCTGCGGTAGACCCTGGTATCAGTACGTAGGCATCAGGCCATTTTGCGAACAAGAACGTCAGAGCGTCCACCACTGCTTGCGTGATCTGCGCTGCAGTGAAGGTGCTACTGGCAATACCGTTGCCGTCGTTTACTGATGGGGCGATCAGGAAGGCCGCTACTTTTTGAAGTTGGGGAAAGTTGGCGATGTTCTGCAGTTTCTGCAGATGGGTTCGATTACCAGAAAGAAACCCGGTGCCCGACTCGGAAAACAACCACCAGTTTTTTTGGCCGCTGTAGTCCTGCATCACGTTTGCGTAAGAGTCAAAACCTGAACCTTGAGCTACCGTACCGCCGATAGAGTCCGCAAGGTGCACGATCTGAGGTAGCACAGGCGTGGGGTAAAACGTGGCCGAGCCGCTAATACCGATCCGCCCTATGATGTTGTCAAACACAGTAGGGATCTCGATGTACCTGCGCTTACGGCCGCCAACTTGGCTAAAGTCCAGCACCGTGTAATACACGCCGCCGCTCAAGGTCTGCTTGAACGCGCAGGGTACCGCTGGGGAGGCGACCAATGTAGGGTCCACCACCCTGCGGGGTCCGGTGCCGTCGTCAATAGTGAGAGGCCATTGATTTCCGCCACCACTACTCAAGCAGGGGTACACGTCGTCAGTGGTGAGCGCCCAGCGTCCCGCACGAGCAGCAGTGCCGTCTGCAGTTGGGTCAGTTGCGCCGGAAGCAAAGTAACTCACCGCCTTAGCGTATCCACCAGATGCAAACGGGAACGCCCCAAACAACCGCAACGGCGCAGTAAGCAGCGCGCCACCATTGCTTGGAAACGAATCGACTACACCCGCAATCGGGTTGATGAGTTGGTAGTTTGCAGGGTCTGCAGAGCCTGGGTTGAAATAACCGACAGTCGGGACTGAGAGTTGCACCCATGCCCCTGTGCTGGCCCCGTAGAACACGTAACCGCTACCGGACGTGACCTTGCCAATCTTTGCAGCGTTAGATGCTGCGGGGAACGCCGTTTGCAACGCCGCCCCAGTCGCATACACAGTGTTTGAAACCAGCTCTGCTGATGGAATCGGAGTATTCACACGGCAGTTGTTGGCCTTCGACCGCTCATAGCTGCTGGCGATTTCGAGCAGCACCGAATAGTCAGGGCTGACTTTTTGCCATACACCGCCGATAGAGTGATACTCACCCCCATTGACAAGCTGCACACTCCCTGCATTGCTTGCTGCGGGGAGGGCTGATTGAAGGGCGGCGAGGGATGGGTAGGAGGAAAGAGACTGAACCGCTTGGCTCTTGTCCTTGCGTGTAAGAATTCCCGACATAAAGTCTCCAAAACAAAAAGCTCGCACGCGGCGGGCTACAGGGTGGGGGAGTAAAGCGATCAGGCGACGATGCCGCTCAGCGTGTCGTGCTCAGTGATCGTGATCAATCGGTTCACGGGCTTGGCCTGCGCGCGTGTCGACACATGCACCCAGGCCTTGGCCACGCCATGAGGCCGCTCATAGATCAGCTGACCAATGCCCAGCACAGAGACCAGCGGCGCCAGCGCCTGGGCCACCTGCAGGGGCGTGCCATAACCTGCCGCCAGGATGTCAGCAGCCGTGGCCAGCACGTGGTCTGAGCTGGGCTTGCTGCCCACCGCTGCATTGAGCGCAGGGCAGCGGTAGCCCGAGATGATGAACACCGGCACCTCATGCTGGGCCAGCACAGACAGCTTGGCGCGAATGCCCTCCAGCAGCGCCAGGGTGGCCCATGCCGCAGGCTCCAGCGTTTCGGGCAAAGTGTTGTCGATGCCCTTAGCGGCCGCCGTGCTGCTGCGCACGAAGTCGGCCAGGGTGAAGTGACTGATTTCCATATCGACTCACTTATGCGGCGGTGCGCCGTTTTTGATCGCGTACACCGCGCCCCAAACGGCGCCAACAGCCACCGCGATCTTGCCCAGCCACGAGGCCACGGCGCCCAAGGCACCCAGCACGCGCAGGCCCGCACGGCCCATGACCAGGTAGTCACGCACCTCCACGGTTACTGCGGTGTTGTCGCTGAGCTCCTGCTGCATGCGGTCCATGCGCTGAGCGCCATCAGTCAGCTGCTGCTCAATGGCTTGACGCCAGGCTTGTTCGTCACTCATGCACACCGCTCCAGGGGTTGCGACTAAGAAAAGCCCGCGCAAAGCGGGCAAGGGCAAGGGGTCACGGCCGTGTCACTTGGACAGCGCGTGCATGTAGTTTTGCAGCGTGATTCCTGCCGCCGACCGGGCCTCTGCTTTGATTTGCGCAATCTCGGCATCGGTCGGCGGGGTCATGAATTGACACGGCTGCTCGACGTACTCCACACGCGGGGGTCTATGCCTGCGGGCTGGAGGCGGCGTGAACTCAAGCGCCGCCCTGCCAGCATCAGTGATGCTCACGGTGATGGCGATGTGTGCAGCCCTGCGTAGCCGTGTTGATGGATTTGACAGCGAGCGATCATCGCGCAGCATGCCCTGGTATTCAGCCAGGTCCATCGATCCGCCCGACTCAGACAGCGCGGCCAGGATTCGGCGCGGCCCGTTCATGGCCTGCCCGCAAGGATCTTTGCCACCGATGCGGGATCGCTCCACACTGGCAGCAATGCGGGATCGATCACAGTGGTTGTCAAGGCGCTTTTCGCCGCATCAGCGAACCCGCTTTTGCTCGCTGCAAATTTGAGCAGCGCATCGGCGCAATTCATGGCGCCTGCACATGCCATGACCACAGGCACAGCTTTGATGGGGTCAGCATTGGGGCACCACCACGACACCCAGCCGAAGCTGTTGAGCCCTAGGGCCTCGTCATGCGCCAGGCCAACCCCAGTGCCGCCAGCGAGCTTGGGCACGCATGTGTCGGGGCCTTGGATGGGGTAGACCCGGCACACGGCCCAGTCGTTAGCCCCAAGCGCTTTGGGCAGAGCGGGGAAGTAGCGTGGGTCGCATTGAAACGTGCCCGACTTGACTGCTGAGCTGACGTTGCCGGGTATGCCGTAAACGACAAGCTGCGGGCTGTCTAGCGTGGTCGTTGTGTAGCCGTTGATGAATGTCTGAGCCCAGGCTTGAGAGCACAGCAGGAGGGCGATGGAGGTGATGAGTTTTTTCATAGTCGATCCTTAGCTCAGGGTGATGCCCCACTTGGTGGCCATGTCAGTGATGGCCTGCTGAATCTCGGCGTCACTGCGAGCTGCGGACTGCACGAGGATTTCTGCGTAGTCCGCAGCACAAGCGACGGGCGCGTATGTCGGGTCTGTCGTGTTTGTTTCAGAAGCGCCCAAATAGAACGCAAGCTCGTTGTTGAACGTGCCCACAGTGCGTGCAACCGCATCTACAGATTTGGTCGTGCTGGTATCCCAAATCGTGACTGCCGAGCCAGTGTCCTTGACCGCGACGATGCGCCATGCGCCTGCCGCTTGCCCGGCACCAAAGCTGATGTCATTGCCAGTTGTAGTGACCAACCCCCGCCGTGCTGATGACGCCGATGCGCTACGCCGGATCAACGCGATCGTTTGGGAATCGATGCTGTCAACGGTATCTGACGCGGACCAGATATAGCCGGTGTTAGTGTCAGTCGGTCGGTACACGACAAGCACCGTGTATGGCTTGTTCGCGCCTTGAAACGCCTGAGCCAGCGCCGTTGTTTGAACAGCAACAAATCGTGCAGGGTTGCCCGATACGTCACGCGCAAAGGAGACGTAATCCAAGCTGTTCTGGCCGCCTATCGTGATTGTGCGAGCTGCACCCGCGCCCACGAAATCGCCAAAAGACGAACCGCGCTTGTTGCTGATCGCAGTGATGCTCGAACCAACCATTGTTCGAGATGACGTGTCGGAAAAATCAAACCAGCCGATGCCGTCTGATGTCCATCCTGCGTAGGCATAGCCGCTCGCTGTCGAGACAGTGACGCTGGCTGTTTTGGACTGCCCAAGGCTATTGGTGACAGTCACGGACATTGCATAGGTGCCCGCAACAAAGGTGCCGGTAAGCAATCCTGTCGCATCGTTGTAGCTCAAACCCGATCCAGCCAGGCCGCTCACGCTGATTGTCTTTGCGCGACTTGTGCCATCAGTCACAAGCACACCGCAGTCACATGCTGTGTAGAGGTCATAGCTGAGCACTTGCCCAGCAGTGAGCTGGATGCTGTTCACATTGACAACTGGCCCCACATTGACGGCAAAGCGCAAAGGCTCGCATGTTGAGCCAGCTTTGTACGCGTGCATCACAAAATTGATGCGGCCAGTTTTGCCGCTCGTGATGTTGACCGTAAGTTGCCGCGTACTGCTGTTGTATGCGACACCGAGCGGGAACTGCGAGTACACCGAAGAGTCTGTCACGCCAGGTTCATTGTTCTCCGCGTAGACCGCACGGAAATCCTCGCTGACCGTGCCGTCACCCCACAGCACAGCAGCACTGGGCAGCGTGATCGTGATCGACCCACCATAATCGACGTTCTGATCAGCAAGAGCAGCCAGAGGCCTGTAATGTGCTGCGCCAGCACGACGCCACACACGCACATAGTCCACGAGCATCTTTGCGCCGTCAGCATCAGCAGCCCATGCTGAGGCATTGTAGGTTTCACTAAAAAATGATGCGTTGTAGACGTGGCTCGTGAAAAGCAGATACTGCGGGAGCCCCGCGCTATTGCCCGTACCGGTGAAAGTCGCGTAGAGCGTGCCGTTCACAAACAGTCGCACGTTGGAGCCATTGACGATGTACGTGATGAGCGCCATTTGCCCATCGTGACTGCGAGGGCTGCCCGCCTGCGACGGCGTAACGGACCCTGCTGACCACTGATTTTTATCGAAGTACGCGGCCTGGCTCGTGCCCTCCCAGTCGTACTCATCGCCATTTACGATCTGCGAAGGGCCGATGCTAGTCATCCAAAAAGTGGGGTGCCAGCCTGCCGGGTTACTTGCCGCAGCGCTGAACGACATCAGCGCCTCGACGATCACATCAGCAGATCCAGCAGCGCCCGCGAACCACGACAAGGCGCCCTGGCTAGAGATCATTGAGCCCAGTTCTGACCGCCCGGAAAGTTGATCAGTTTTTGCGAGCTCCTGGGCTGTGCCACGGCGCGCTTGCAGTGTGAGTACGCCACCCGATGCGCTCAAGTTGTTGTAGCCCACAGGCACGCCACGATTCGCATCGTTGTAGCCAGTGTGATACGGGTCAACGTCATACATAACGGCAAGCGGACCAGATGCGCCACCCCGTGCACCGTTCGGTGCATATGCGCGGGTCGTCCGCCACTTACCGCGAGGCTTGTGTGGCGCAAGGATGTCGAGCGTGTCGAAGTCATCACCTCCGCTCAGTACGAATCCATCGTAAATTGAGCCCGTCGCGCCAGCGGCACCGACCGCAACCCCGCCGATCAAACCTGACCCCGAAAACATGCTGGCGATGAGCGCCGCCAGTTGCGTTTGATTGAGGCCCATGATCAAGCTCCCGGTGCCACATACACCTCAGCAGTCGGCGTGGCCTGAATTGCCGTGACGCCGTAAGCTGGGATCGTGCGAGTGATGCTGCCACCCGTCACGCCGTTGATCGTCACGCCAGCGGGCGCAGTGATTGTCAGCACAACAGCCGATGCGCTCGTGTTGTAGAACGCGCAGCTAAACGTGGCGCCGAACCCCGTTGCAAGCGTCGCAGTCTGGGCACTGGAAACCGTGAATGAGGCGCCAGCATCTGCGGACGTGAGCGCCCGACTTGTGAACGCCACAGGCGCACTCAGGCTGCTTGAGGATGTGGGGGAGGCTGCTCGGTCCTTGCGCGTCAAGATGCTGCTCATGGGGTATCTCCAAAAGTGGAAAAGCCCGCACGCGGCGGGCTTGGGTTGTGTCGTCAGGGGCTCAGGTGCCAGCGGGGTAGGCTGGCTTCGGTGGCATGGCGCCTGTACCTGTGCTGATGATCGAGCGCAGGGCCGCGCGGTAGGTCACCCAAGCAGCCGGGATGGCCACACCGTGCTCAACGCAGCGGATCATGGTGATGTCTGAGGCATCGAGGGCGGCTTGGGCTTGGGCTTGGTGAGCGGCCCATGCTTTCAGGCCACTCAAACGCACGATCTCGCTGCTGACCTCGCCCGCCGTTGGCTGGAGCTGCCGGTCATCGAGCCAGACAATGTTTTCGTAAGACAAGTCCCCTTGAATTTGCCACTCCGCACCCGGGCGAAGCGACGAGAGGGCAGCTGCAATGTTGCTCATGCAATCCTCCGAACGGAGATGACAGAGTTGATCAGGGAAGCATTTGTGACCGCCCCGGAAGAGTAAAAATAGACACCACCAACCGTGAGCCACGCCGTCGACTGGTTGCTCCAAGTGCCCGACCAGATCGAGGTGCCGTAGCTATCGGCATTTTGCGCGAGCACCCTTTTGTTCTTGCCGGCGGAAGGAAACAACGTCAGGCGCGACGAACCGTCCGTTCCACTCGTACCAGACGAGGTGTCCGACTGGAACGATGCATATGGAGATACGCCCTGATTCGGCGTTGATGCGTTGCCAGCAGCCGTAAGGATGACCCCCACACTGAACTGCCCGCTGTAGCTCGTATTGTTTGGCCGCACATCCAAGTCGTAAGCGATGGCGCCACCATTTGCTTGCGTGTTGATCAGCACCTCATAGACCCCACCATCCACCATCTGGGTGGTGACGTTGCAGTCGTTGCTGCCGTTGGTGACGTACTGATGGATGACATCGAAACGGTCCAGCAGAAGGGCTGCATCCCCGCTGCTGCGGGTGATGGTGGTCATTTTTCCCGCAAACAGCGTTTGCAGCGCCGTCAGCAGTTGGTTGAGCACAGTCGCACTCGGAGTCAGGCCGGCAGCCAACAAGATGGCACGGGCCTCCTCGGCCTGCTGATGAAACCACCATGGGCCTGGCTCAGTCGCAGGAACCGAACCCGGTGTGCCTGCGGTGGGGAAGCCCACCGAGGGCGATGCCGGCGCAGTGGGTGCAGTGGCCGCAGCCCCTGCTTGGTAGGACCTCAAATCCATGGGTATGCCTCACGAAAAGTTGAAAATCAGGGTCGTGTGCGCGGGCTTGATCCGTTGCAGCACGCAGCCCAGCAAAAAGCTGTCCCAGTTGGCCAGGGGGGCGTCGACCGTGCTGGTCACATCAAAGGCCGTGATCTTGTAGGCCGCCCCGTTGACCTGCCAGGCATGGGCCCAGCCCGCATCGGTCAGCGGAGCCGATACAGTGCTGCTCACGCTGTGGCGGCTGAACTCCGTGATCGTGATCGAGTAGCCCAGCGTTTGGGCTACGCCCACGATGTAGTCAATCGACTGCCCACCCTGGTCGGTCAGCGCGTGCACCGCGGCACGCTGGCGCGCCTGCATCGTGGCGCCTGCGGTCGTGCCGCACAGGCCTGGCAGCCCCAGTGTTTGCTCCCACTGCGGCAACAGCTCGTAAGACGTGGCCGGGTTGGCATCAATCAGCAGGTCATAGGCCCGCCCCGCTGAGCGAGAAAAGGCCGCGGCCAGCCCCCGTATCACCTGGTGCTGCACCGTGCCCAGGTCCCGCGGCCAGGCCGCGCCAGGCGGCAGCAGGGCGTGCAAGGCCCCGGCCATGTCATCAGCCGTGAAATGTCGTGCGCTCATGTTCAGGACCAGGTAATCGTGCCCAGCGTGTGGATCTGGCCCGCGCCAGCGGTCAGGTTGGCGGTGGGCGAGGCAATCACGAAGCCGGTCGTGTTGGCCACTGAGGCCACAGCCGCCTCGACGTCAGACAAGGCCACCGTGCCGCCCAGATCGCCCTTGGCCACCAGCACACCAGCAATGGCCGCACTCACAGCAGTGCGTGTGGCAGCAGATGCGGCCAGTAAGCCGCTGATCGTGAAGTTGCAAGCATAGGCTGAGGGCGCCAGCACATAGACCAGCGCCGTCACGGGCCGCTGGGGGTAAATGGCATTGGCCACCAGCAGCTGGTCGCCCGTAGCGGGTATGTCGCGTGTCTCCAGCCCGGCCACGCCGTTGGTGCCCTGCGGGAAGCCCCCGTGCGCCGATTGCACGTCGTCCAGCATCACAAAAACTTGTACGGTGCCAGCGCCCATCACGCTGGTGGGGCACCAGGCGCGGGTAACGCCGGGCACCGATCGGGCCCAGGTCACATAATCGGCCGCAGCGCCACCGTGCACCGGGTTCTGAAAGGCGTTGAGCATGCGCTGGCGCAGCGATTCAACGGTCTCCAAATCGGCACCACCGGTGAACGCCACCGATACCACACCGCTGGAACTGATGCCAGCAATCGACTGCCCGAGGTTGAGTGCTGTGCCCACGTCCATGTCGCCCCAAGCCCCGCTCAAGCCCTCAGGGTCAGCATCAGCCCGGGCCATCACAGTCACGCTGCCAGCGCTCACGGTGGCGTCAGCGGTGGTGGTGAAGGTCTTGCCATCGGCGCGGGTCAATGGCGCGCCTGAGGACACCACCACGCCGTTTGCGCCAGTGAAGGTCACGCTGCCTGAGGCACGCGCCGGCAAGTTGCGAGACAAGCCCTTGAATGCCGCCCAGGCCTCCAGCCATTCATCTTCAGCGGTAATGGGCACCGCCTGGCGGCTGATGTAGTCCAAGAATGCATAGTGCAGGTGGGCCAGGCTAGCCACCGAGGTGCCCAAAATGTTGAGGTTGCTGTGGCGCAGCAGCGGGTCAGCGCCGGGCAGCGCTTCGGCGATGTCTTGCGCCACCAGGGCCTTGAGCTCAGTGAGGGTCGGTCGGTCAAATGCCATCGCTCAATTCCAGACCCATGCGTAGTGCATGGCTTGTTGTGTGCCGTCAGGCTTGTAGGCGGTCACCTTGGCGCCCAGCACGCCAGCGCGCACCCACTCGCAGGCAATATCGAAGCTGTCTACCACCAGGTCATCGAGCAACCACTGCAGGGCCTCAGCGATGTAGTCGCGCGCGCGCTGCAGGGTTTCGGGCTCTTGCTTGGCGCGGCGCAGCAGCCACAGGCGCGAGCCCAGCGGGCTTTGCGGGTCATCGGCCCACCAGCCCTTGGGGTCGTCCAGCCTGTAGGTGCTCACGTCATCAGGCGTGGCACGCCGGTCGGTGAAAATGCTCACCAGCACGGCAGAGGCCAGGTCATTGCCGGCCTGCAGCTGGCTGCCAGACATGGACCAGTCGCCCGAATCAGTGCGCCACACGGTTGTGATATCGCTCATGCCACGCCTCCAGAGTTGCTGCTGCCCGGCTGCACATTGGTGTGCGCGTGGTCGTGGTACTGCGCCCCGTTGATCGTCAAGCCGCTCGGCGCCGTGATCGCCACCGCGCCCCCTGATACGGCCACCGAGGCCGTGCCTGCCTGTAGCGTGACGGTTGTGGTGGTCAGCAGCACCGAGGCGCCGGGTGTTTCCACCCGCACACTGGTCTGGGCATGCACAGTCAAGGTGCCATCGGCATTGAGCAGCACCTTGCTGCCCGCGTTGTCGTAAACCACTGACGCACCGATTGGCAGCCCCCTGGGCCTGCTGGCCTGGTGCCCTGTGGCCGCCACCACGCCGTGCGAGTGGTCGCCGCCCAGCTTGGCCACCAAGGCATCAGAGCCCGCTGGCGGGTTGCTGCTGAACCCATACTCGGCCAGGCGCGGCATGAGGTCATGCACGTCGCCGCCCTGCATGGCCACCTGCACGGTCTGCACGGGGCCCGAATCGTCCACAAGCTTGATGCGGCCCCGCCCGATCATCAGCAGCAGGCGGTTTCTCAGTCGGTCAAGGGTGTTCATCAAGGCGCCTTTGCGGGGACCACATCCAGCCATCCGGGGTACGTAGCCGGTTGCACATCAAAGGCCTTGGGCGGCATCAGCAACAGCTCGCAATGCGTGCCAGAGGCGTCTGCGCTGTAGCTCACGTCACCGATCAGCAGGTCCTGCTTGGCCACCTTCAGGCTGGGCAGGTCCACCTCGATCAAGGTGTTCGGCTCGTACAGCTTGCCGGCCGAGTCGCGCCACACATCGGTTTTGACCCGAACCTGAAAGCTGCGGCCAGCGCGCCGGTTGGCCTCCCAGCGCGCACGCGACAGCATCACGTCTTCACCCATCGCTGGCGGCGCTTCTACGTGCACATACCGGTGCCGAAAGCGCGGCACGCCAGCATCCAACACGGCCTTGAGCAAGTTACCGCCTTCGCCCGCGTCTCGAAACAGGTCAACGCTCACCAAAAAGCTGTCGTATTTGCTGAAGCGCTCGTCCATCGCGTGGTAGGTGTAGGCCTCTTCAACGTTCACGCCTTCACGCAGGCCACTGGCCGCCCGCCTGGTGCTCACACGCTCCAGGTGCAGCGAGCCATCTGGCAGCTCATAGGCCAGAAAAGCCCGGTACCGGCACATGGTCTCAATGATCGAAAACGCCGACTCGCCCAACCCAAAGTTGAACATCGGGATGGGCAAGCCCACGTCCTGGCCCCTGACACTCGACACACTGATCCCATACGGCTTTGCCAGCTTTTGTGCCACCTGCAGGATGTTGCTGTTGGTGATCTGGTTGCCCTCCCACAGCGCGGAGCAATCGACCAGGTCCTGGCACTTGCCACGGCCCGTAACCGTGATTTCGTGGGTACGGCCAGTCAGCGAGCGCATAACGCGGTCAACGTAGCCCGTCAGCACCACGTCTTTGCCCAGTAGCACCTGGCAGGGGTCGCCTGCTTGCACCACCACTTGCGAGGCCTGCCCGGGGTAGGACTCCGTCATGCGGATCTCGAAGTCATTCGGGCAGCGCTCAATGCCGCGCGTCACCCGAATGTCCATCCAGCCGCCGATCACGTACTTGGGCAGCTTCAACAGCAGTTCATCGGCCATCCATGTACCCCGTTAACGAAACTTCAGCGCACGCCGTCCGTGGGCATCGCAAAGGCCACACGACTGCCATTGCCGCCCTGCACCTTGGCGTTCAGCGTCACACCCTTGAGCGCCGCCGCAATGGCCTGGGCCAGCTCTTGCGGGTTGATGCCTGCCGCCACCTTGCCTTGTTCTTGCACCAGCATGGCCTGCATCACGGCCTGCAGCTGGGCAGGGTCGTTCAAGTTCAGCTGCTGGTTGGCACCAAAGCCTGTGCGCTTTGACACGTTGGCGATGTAGGCCGCCGTGTTGTTCTCATTGGGCGGCGCATACTTGCTCACGATGCCGCCAATGGTGTCCAGGTGGTCGCGGTTGTAGTACAGCCCCAGCTGCCCAGCCATGGCCTGAAGGCCCTGCTGCGAACTCATGAAGCGCTGAAACCCCACGCCCCCCGGGGTGCGCAGGTTGCCGGGGTTGTTGAGTTTGAAGCTCTGGCCAGAAGAGCGCTCGTCAACCACGCGGCCGCTGCTGACCGGGTCAACCCAGCCCGGCGTGCCCATGGCCTCGCCAAGCTGAAACACGTCTGACATCATTTTGAAAGGTGACAGCGGGTGCTCCATAAAACCCGGGTCCTTGCCCTGGCTTTCCTGGTCCTTCTTGAACCGGTCGTTGATGAAGTCGATGCCTGACTGAAACGCTGGCATCAGTTCCTTGCCGATCTGGTTCGTCAGGCCGTCCAGGTTCCCTTTGAGCAGGTCCACACTGCGGTCAAACTCCGTGGCGCTTTTGACCGTGTCGTCTCCCAGCACCATGCCGGCCTTCTCGGCCTTGCTGGCAAAGTCTTCAAGGTTCTTTGCGCCACCGCGCAAGAGCGGGAACAGGTCACCAATGCCCAGCTGATTCAAGATGGCGGCAGCGGTGGCCGGGTTCTTCTGCGCTGCCACCGCGTCAGCCAGCTTGGGCAGCATGGCGCCCACATCAGGCGTGCCATCGGCCTTCAGCGTGGGCTTGACGCCCAGCTTCTGGAACAGCATGGCCAGTTGCGGGTCAAACTGCGCGTTGCGCATGGTGTCGGACAGTGACGACAAGCCACCGTCGACCGATTCACTATTGAGCCCCAGCAGCTTGGCTGCCCCCCGGTAGCGCTGGATCACGCCACCCGACACGCCCGTGCGCGCACCCAACCTGCTCACGCGCGAGCCAGCCGCGCCCAGGTTGGCCTCCATCTTGGCCATCATTGCCACCAGGGCCGCAGCGCCAAATCCGCCCGCAGCGCCTGCCATCAAGGGGCTGCTGATACCGAACTTCTCGGCCATCTTGGCAATGCCAGCAACGCCACGCCCAGCCTTGTCCAGGTGCAGCTCTTTGCCCAAGCTCTTGGCCGAGCGCTCAAGCTGCTTCATCGGCCGCAACATCTTTTCGAGGTTGCGATTGATCTTTGCGATCGGCTTTGATGCCCCGTCCACCGCACTGATGACGATGTCGAACTTGTTTTGCTGGGCCATGGCTTAGCTCGAAAGCACCTTGATGATGGTCGGCATGAATGCCGGGTGAACGGGCGCAGCTTCGGCGATCAGCTCATCTGATCGGCTGGCATCACCATACAAGCGGTAGGCCAGCACCAGCGATGGCACAGGCGCCTGGGTGCGCACCGTCATCAACGTGGGCAGCTGCGCCGCACGGGTGTTGAGATCTTCCACCACGGCAGCCCGCAGGGCCTTGAGCGCCGTGTAGACGGCGTCGTCGCCACTGTCGCCCGCGCTGTCAATCTCGGCCTGCAAGGCGCTGGCCACCATGGTGCGCACCTGGGCTGCATCGGCTGCAGAGCTGGGCTGGTAGTCCGCCGTGAGGTTCGCCGCAGCAATCACCTGCGCGCGCCTAAACAAGGCCTTGCTGGCCTCGTTCGCCTGCGACACCTGGGCACCCGCCGGGTAAGACGTGGTCGACGCCTGGGGCGACGATTCAAGAAGCGCCCCCATGGTCGACATGCCGACCAGATTGCGCAGCCAATCCTTGCTCAGCGTGCCGGTCAGGGCTGCAGCGCCCACAGCATTGACTACCGAGGCCGCGTACTTGCCCACCGTGGTGCCATCGAGCACCGAGGTGGCCACTTGCAGCTCATCCAGCGCCAGGCGCAGGGCTGCGGTGCTGGTGCGGCCACGGATCAAATCGCCCGCAATGGCAGATGCTGCTAGGCTGAGCCGACCAGGTTGCAAACCGATCGAGGTCCCCAGTTTGTCCAGAGCCGACATGGCCGAGGCCGTGACGTCGCTCACCTTGGCCAAGGCGGCCTGGCCAGCAGCCAAAGCGCCAGCCATGGCCGCGCCAAAAGATCCCAACACCGCCAACTGCGCCAGGCCTACCTTGGCTTTGGTTTTCGCCCCTGTGGAGTTGATCGCCGCAGGGTAGACCTGAGCACCTTGCTGAACGAACGTAAACAGCAGCTCGAAGTAGCGCCCACGGTCCTTGCGTTCGTGGCAGCGCAAGTCCAGCAGTGCGACCTTGCGCGTGCCCAGGGTGGGGTGCACCAGCTCGCCATCCGCCTTTTCATCCGCCAGCTTGGTCAGCTTGTCGCGCTGGGCAATGACATCATCACCAAAAATGAACCCGCGGACCTGAAACCGCTTGGCTGCCTGACCAAGGTCTTCGACCCAGGGCAGGTCTCGGAATGGGTACTCGTGGACCGCATTGCGGCGCCCGAAAGACGCAGAGGTGTCCTCGACCACGAACTTAAAGCCACGCCAGCTGGCAGGCCGCACCTGTGACCAGAAGGTGGCAGGCTTGGCCAGCCCGGTCAGTGCACTGACAGTCGAAAGCACATCAGCCATGGTTACCCATCAATCTGTCGTGATGATCCAGCCACCAGGCCAGCTCGGTCGGCGCCAGGCGCCACAGTTCACTCGGCGGCCAGCCCTGCACTAGGCTCAGGTTTGCACCTCGCTCGGCGAGCTGCTCGAAGCATCCTCCGAGAACTGGCCGAAAAAACGCCCGCACTCCTCAACCGTACGCTGGGGCAGTTGGTCGACAACAGCCAGGGGCATCCCGCAAACCAGCTGAATCAGCTTGGTCAGCACATCAAGGTTTGTGCCGGCGCGGTGGGCTTGCTTGAGCTCGCCCATCAGGGGCTCACGCAGCTTCAGCTCGTTGTAGGTGATGGCTGCGTCACCGCTGCCAATCACCACCGGCTTGGCCAGCGTGATCCTCTTCTCTTCAATGATCGACATCGTCAAGCCTCTTCAACGTGCTTGCCTTCGAACTTGACCTGAAAGGTCGCATCGGCGGCGTTGACTTCTTGCGCATCCACTGACCACATATTGCGGCCCGTGATCATCTTGCCGTTGGCCAGCTCCAGCACCACGGTCACATTTGTCATGGCATTGATCGAGGCCACAGACAAGGTGCGCGCATCACGCAGCGTGGCGCCGATCGCGCCAGCCACGCGCTTCTCGGCGTAGCCATGCACATCGTCCATGCCATCCAAAGTCTCACGCGAGACCTTGGAGACACGGTAGGTGGGCTCACCCGCCAGCATGTAGCTTTGCCCGTCGATGTAGATATACGCTACACCGGCAAGGCGATTGGTATCGTCAGCCATACGGCCTCCTTCAAGTAGGGCGAGCGCCCCGTGTCATGGGTCAGGCTTGCAGGCGGAACTGGGCGAGCAGCGCGAAGATGTCCAGCTGGTTGATCAGGATCACCGGGTACAGCACGTCAACGCGGTTGGGGTTGCTGGTGCTCTTTTGCACGATCAGGCCCTCCTTGAACGCGTCACCGTTTTGCACGTAGGCCGCAGCCTCGAGTTCGCGATATTGAGCGATCAGGTCTGAGCGGATCACGTTGGGCGTCACCACGTTCGCACCAGGCCCGAAGCGCGTGCCGTTGTCGGCCAGCTTCACCCGTGCGTATTTGCTGGTCACCACCGTGCGCAGGGCCCGCAGCACAAAAGCCAGCAGGAACATGGTCTCCACCTTCAGGTAGCTGTCGTCAGCGTTGCCAAAGGCGTTCTTTTGGTAAGTCGTGATCAGGTTGTCGATGTAGACCGTGCCGTCGTCGCCCACCACGCAGGTGCTGATGCCATCGAACAGCAAGGTGTTTCGATCGCTCAGCGCAAAACGCGACTGAACAGGCGGAGGCAGCACACCGGGGATAACCAGTGCGTGCAGCGGCGTTCCAGGGTCAGCACGCAGGCTCACTGCAGCGGCACCAGTGAGCGCGGCAGCCCAGATGAATGCCGGTGTGGGGCTGTCATAGACACCCATCACCGTGCCGTGTTGATCGTTGCGCGAGGTGCCGAAGGTCGTCAGGGTGCCAAGCGTGCCCGCGCGAGCGGCAAAGAAGTGCCCGTAGCTCTGAGTGGTCCAGCTCCAGCGGCCCACCGTGTCAGCCAAGAACGCTTTGAGCGCATCCAGGCTGATGCTGTCGGTGTAGGGGCACACGATGAAGTCAAAAGTCTTGGCGCCCAGGTTGGCCAGGCCTGTAGTCAGGCTGGGGTTGGTAGCACCGCCGACCATGGCCACGATGGTGTACGTCAGACCAGGCACAGGCGTCTCGCCGGCCAGCTGGCCGCCGTAGTTCACCCGCACGTCGATCTCGTTGCCGGCCAAGCCCTTGTTCACGGCCGTGAAGGTCACCGTGTTGGTGCTGCTCGACGCATTGACTGGGCAAGCCGCATCGGCATTGATCAGCGCTGCCAAAGCGGTCGCCAGCTGGGCTGTGGTCTGCGTGGTGGCCACCGGCAGGGCGTAACGGCCACCTGCCACATACACGTTCAGCGTGCCGTTGGCCGTGGCTGGCGAGTTGAACGCAAAGGTGCCCGTGGCGGCAGTGGCTGAAGCATCGTCAGCCAGCGGCAGGTACCAAACCTCGCCGAAGTTATCTGCCTTGCGATAGGCTGCCGTCAGCAGCGCCAGCATGGAGTCCTGCCCGCCCTGGGTGGCCGCATCAGCCACGCCCTGGCAGATGATGGGCACATTAGGCACCGCGGTACCACCCGAGGTGATCTGGCCAATGATCAGCGTGCGCTGCACGGCCTGGGCCGTGTTGGCACGCGAGTTGTCCACCTCGGCGTAAAAGAGGGGCACGCGCAGGTTCTGCGGGATGTTCTTGAAGTTGATCGACATGGCGACTCCAGAATTAAAAAAGCCCGCTCAGGTGGCGGGCTTCGGTGTGGGGCGGCGTCGCTCAGGTGGCGGGCTGCTCGGCGGCGGGCTGTTCAAGGGGCACCTCCACCACATCCAGGTCGCGCAGGCGGCGCGCCCAGTAGTCGTTCATCTCGACCACGCGGCCATCGGTCTCGATGAAGTCGCGCAGCAACGGGTCGCGGATGACCAGGCCATCGGCCGGCTTGACTTTGATGATCTGCATGGAATGCCCTTACTGGGGTAGGTCAATGGTCAGGCCGCCTTCAGCGCGGCCATCAGGTCCGGAGGTGCGCGGCGCTGGGTGCACCGCGCCGGGGAATGGCGGGTTGGCATAGGTGCCGGTGGCGTCGAAGACGTTCACGCCATCGATCACCACATCCAGCCCCTGCAGGCCGGCGTAGTTGCCGGGGTTGATCTCCACAGGGTCGAAGTGTTCGAAGGTCTCACACTCAAACGTCATCAGCATGCCGGCCAGGTGCTTCTCGCCTTGCGACGAGAACGTGGGTACAGCCGTCACAGAGCTGATCTGCTGCTGCAGCTTGATCAGCGCCACGTTGCCCAGCACCGCGTCTTCGATCTGTGCCACCAAGGTCTCCAGCGCGTCCTGCGAGGCGCCCTCAGTCAGGGCCTCAACCACCACCTGCAATTCGATGGCGGTTGTGCTGGTGTACTCGGGCTGAAACCGCCCTTGCGAGGCCTTGGTTTCTGCGCCTGTGCGAACCTTGATGATGGGCAGCTTGGCGCCGGGCACGTCCCAGTCGCCAGGGCTAACTACGTTACCGCCAGCCAGGCCCTGCAGCGCAGCCATGAAGGCTAGCCGCAGCTGGCGCCGAACGAGCACTGACATCACGACACCTTGTTGAGATCCAGGCGCGCCCAGCCGTGGCTGTCGTCGCGCCCTTCTTTGACCACATACGTGTGGCCGGTTCGGGTGATGGTCAAGCGGTCGCCCTGGGCCGCTTCGGGGTCAAAGCCAGCCGGGAACTCGCTCAGCCTGATGCCCACCAGCGGTGTCGACGTCACCACCACCATGCCCCCAGCCTCGACGCCCATGTAGGCGTCATCAAACACCACGTCGACCGGCAAAGATCCACCGCTGGCGGGGTTGTAGGTGGCAGGCTCACCGAATACCTGCATGCAGGGCTTGAGCACAAGCGAGTCCCAGTCGATCATCAGACCACCGTCACGTTCGGGCCAGCGCCAGACTTGACCTGCACTTGCCCGTTCTGGACAACATCAGGGGCCTCGGTGCCTTCCACATGGAAGAAGCCCAGCTCAGCCAGGCGCTTGTGGTCGGCCACAGTCAGCTGCACTGTGCCACCAGGGCCAATGGGGCCTTTGGCGGTGTGCACCGTGCCGCGCACCACCATGGCCTTGATGGTGGGCACCCGCGTTGCCTTGTCAGCCTTGTCCACAACAGCGGGCAAGGTCGAGGTGGCAGCAGGCGCACCGGCAACGTCAGAGCCGGAGGCATCGCCACCGGCGCCGACCAGGTCCGCTTGCGCGGCATCACTGGTGTCCGTCATATCAGTTCACCACCGCGGCAGTCACGGTAGCAGCCAGGCAGGCGTTCACGCGCGAGGGGATCACGATGGGGGCCGACTGCATCATCAGGAACAACTGGGCAGGGTCGTCCTGGGCCCACATCTTGGGGGCATAGGGCAAAGCGCCGTAGTTGAACTTGGGGTCCAGGATCGAGCCAAAGGCCTGCGTGCCTTGCAGATCAGAGCCGGTCATCACCAGGGCGCCGTCAGGGATCATGGGCTTTTCCTGGCCGGTGGCGTCGTCCACATACCAGTCGTTGTAGACCCACAAGCGGTACTGGCCCCACATACCCTTGAAGATGGCGCCGCGCTGGATCTCAGAGCCGATGTTGATGGTGTTGCCCTGACCATTGCCGGGGTACCAGATGGCCTGACGCACTTTGTCATCGCCCAAGAACTTGTTCCAGGGCGTGACGGTGAAGACGATGTCCGTGCACACACCGCCCGACTTCTTGAGGATCAGGTTTTGCCATTCCTCGATGTTGTCGGTGGGGTTCTTGGTGTTGGCGGCGTTGTCCCACATGGCCGTGCCGGTCAGGGCCACAGTCAGGGCGGCATCTCGGCCAAAGTCCACCAGCGTGCTCGGGAAGCCGTCACCCGTGATGGTCACAGTACCGGTCAGCAGCGCCTGGGCGGCCATCCATTCCAGGCGGCGGTTCAGCACGTCGATCTGGTCCTCCATCTCGAACTGCACGTTGGCGGCCATGCGCTCGGCGCCGGTCAGCTCACCACCACCAATGCGCTCGCCGATCATGCGGCGGATCGGCTTGCGCAGGTCAGGCGCACGCTTGTCCTTGATGTAGGCGGGCTTGAAGGTGTTGGTCTGAAAGCGGCGCGACTCGACCAGCTTGCCCTCGACCAAGGGCGAGACAAACGGGGCCATGCGGCGCTTACCGATGTCCACGTCGATCGACACGTACTCAGTGTCAGATGCAACGATGTTGGGAAAGAAGTTGTTGAGCAGGAAGGTCTGCGAGACCTTCAAGTTCTGCACAACCTGAACCAGTGCATTGGTGTCATAGACAGCCAGATTTTGCAAGGGCATGTGAAGCTCCAAACAGAAAGGCCACCCCATGGGTGGCCAGCACAAACGAAAAACCCGGCATCAAGCCGGGCTGCAAAGGGGTTGACCTGCGATCAGGTCGGGTCGGCGTTGGACAACGCTGCGCTCACAACCTTCAAGAAGATCGAGGCATCACGCAGCACGTTGGTCAGCGTGGTGATCGTGAACGAGGCGTCATAGGTCATGGCGCCAACGTTGAACTCACCGCTGAAGTACCCGCCTGCAGCCTGATCGGCAGAGGTGGCATCCACGGCATCCACCAGGATGCACACCGGCGTCTGGCTGCCATCCACGGCGGTGGACACCGCCTTGATGTACTTGCCCGAGGCGGTCACTTGACCCAGCACCTGGCCGCGGGGCAGCACGCCCTGGCCGCTGGCGATAGTGATCGGCTGCGTCACGTTCGGAAACTGGCCAGCAATCAGCTGGTCAGGCTTGTAGATTTCGGCAGCAATGCCGGGCGTTGCGGGGTTGTTCCCCACGTTGGTAGTCGTCAGAGGCATGTCGCTCTCCAGGGTTACGGTGGTTGTGGGGAATTACTTCTGGCCGCGAGCCTTGGCCGCAGCAGCCATGATGGTCTGCGCCTGGGCCGTCGCACCGTGGGCAGCAGGCTCGCCACCGTCAGCGCGCACCGGCGTCTGCTTGACCACCGCCATGCGGTCGGCAAGGGATGTGCCTTGCTTGCGATCGGCAGCAGTGGCGTCCAGCGTGGCAATGGCCACCGTGGCGCTCATGTTGGTGTCGAAGGCGTAGGCGCAGGCCTGGCGCACGGCACCAGCCTTGATGCCATGCGCCACGATCTTGGCGCAACGAGCGCGGTCACGCTGCACGGCGGCCGAGGGCTTTTCCTCGTCGTCGTCGCTTTCTTCGTCTTCGTCGTCGCTTTCAGCCTTGGCCTTCTTGGCGTCCTTCTTATCGGTGTCATCTTCGGACTTGTCGTCCTTGTCGTCACCGGCATCGTCGCCTTCAGCTTTGGCATCAGCGCCGTCTTCGTCATCGCCTTCGGCCTTGGCCTTCTTGGCGTCCTTTTTGTCCTTGTCCTCATCGTCAGATTCGGATTCGGCACGAGCCGCACCAATGCCCAGCAGATGCGCAAAGGGCAAGGTGCCGGCCAGCTTGGCGAGCTTCGTCATGGTCAACCTTTCGGGTAGTAGGTTTGGAGTCACAGTGACTCCACAAATGCCAAAAAAGCATCATCGGGGGCCAGGACCTCATCGGCCAGCCCCACGTCAACGCCCTCTTGCCCCAGGTAGCAACGTGCCTGGGTGTCTCTCACGGCATCGAATGAGAGAGATCGGTTGCGGGACACCGTCTTGGCAAACAGCACGCCCATGGTGTTGATGTCCTTTTGCACGGCAGCCTGCACAGCCTTGGGTAAGCGCTCGTAAGGGTTGCCGTCTGCCTTGTGGTCGCCATACGTGATGATCGTGACCTTGAGCCCCGACTTCTCGATCGCATCCGACCAGTCCGCGTGCATCACCACCACGCCCACCGAGCCGGTGCCGCCGGTGCGCGGCTTGATCACCCGCGTGGCCGCTGACGCGATGGCATAGCCCGCGCTGTAGGACATCTCGTCCACCACGGCCCACACCGGCTTGATCTGGCGAGCCTTGTAGATCGTGTCGACAAGGTCAAAGCAGCCGGCCACTTCGCCGCCTGGGCTGTCGATGTCCAGCATGATCCCCTTGACTTCGGGGTCGGCCAGGGCGGTCAGCAGGTTTTGCCGAATGCCGTCATAACCGGTCATGCCCGAGTAGGGCCGCAGCGTGCCCAGCTTGTGCACCAGCGTGCCTTGCACGGGGATCAGCGCCACGCCCTGGGCAATGTCATAGCCGGCGCGGGGGTTGCGGCCTTCGGCACCCATCACGCTGGCGTGCGGGCCGTCAAAGTCGTCGTCTTCCATCAGCCGGGCCACGTGGGCGATGCCCATGCGCTCGGCCAGCGCGCTCACGATCAGCTCGGCCTTGGCCGGGTGAATGGCCACCGGCACATTGAGCATTCGTTGCGCGATATGTGCAAGTGAACTCATGCTTCTTCCTTGCGCGGCTCGCGCCGCTGGCCCATCCACGACTGGGGCAACTCCAGCCCACGGGCCTTAAAGGCCTGCGTTTCCAGCGCGCGCTGGTCGAGCACCTCTTCCCAGTCCAGCGACTGTTCGGCGCACTCGTTCTCCAGCGTCGACAGGCCTGCCTCCATGCCCATCACCGCGCCTTCTTTTTCTGCCACGGGGTCGATCCAGCCGCGAGCCGGGCCCATCCAGGTGGCGCGCATGTAAGCCGCGCGGGCCTCCATGAACGCCGGGGCACCCGCCGGCAACGGCAGGTCATCCACCTCAAAGGCCTCTTCCAGCCAGGCGCCACGCAGCGGGCTGGCAAAGCCCACCGCGAAGTCAATGCGTCGACGGTCCAGCGTCTTCCAAGCCTCCAGCAATGCTGCGCGCGCCGAGCTGTAGTTGACATCAGACCAGTCTTGCGACACCTGCTGCGCGCTCATGCCCGCAGCGCTGGCGAAGTTGCGCAGCACAGCCTTTTCAAAGTCCGCGAAGTTGCTGTTCGGGCGCACGGCCGTCACAGCATTGATCTTCTCGCCGGGGAACAAGATCGGCATGCGCGCGCCGTTCATGCTCAGCCGCTTCTCGTTGTGATAGTCCGAGCGCATCGCCTGGTATTGCGGCAACTCTTGATCACCCAAGGCCGACTCCACCAGGGCGGGGTCGTTCGGGCTCTCAATGTAGGCCGCAAAAAGCGCGTTCAAGATCGCGCTGTCCAGCTCGGCGCCGTCGTACTTGGCCAGAGCCTTCAGACGCTGCACCACCGGTCCCAGGATGCCCACGCCACCGCGGTGCTGTGATGCCCGGTCCATGTCGTAGTCATGGATGATGATCGGGCGGCCCCAGCTCGTCTCGCGCTCAATGCGGTCCCACACAACCGACTTGCCAGCGTTGAACCAGTCACCCTGGTGCGCTTGGCGAATGTGATACGCCACCGCCGCGCCCAGCTCGTCAATCTCCACACCACCGCGCACATTGACCCAGTCAAAGCGCTGTTGCGGGTTGCTCAGCCGGTCAGGGTCGATCAGCTGGATGGCCGTGTTGTAGCGGGCACGGCCAGGGCCTACTCGGTCGGTCAGCCAAAGCACTTGGCCCAGCGTATCGCCGTCAACCACCTTGTGCCGAAATGCCAGGCGCAGCATTTGCGGCACCGTCATTTTGCGCATGGCATCGCAGTAGCGACCAGCATCTTCAGACCACGTGCGGTAACCCGCGTCCACGGCCTTGCCGTATTCATCGGCCCACGTTGCATCAAAGGCCTTGTTGCCTGAGATCACAGCCAGGGCTCGGTAGTCCGGTTTGGCGATCGCACGGAAGTTCCCGCCGATCGCGTTGTCCAGCACCCGGGTGACGGCCCCCGCAGCCCAGCCATCATTGCGCACCAGGTCCCGCACCCGCGACACGATGCGGTCGCGGAACATGTTCATCTCGCCATCAGGGCTGCCCAGGTACGGCAGCCATTCGGCCAAGTGCGGGTCTTCCATGTTCGCGGCGTCGTAGGCCACGCCTGATGAACCACCGGCCAGCATCGACGCCTTGCGCGGGGCCAGCGGCTGGCCGTTGGCGCCAAGGATCTGAATTTGGTCGGTCATGGTGTTCAGCGGAAGTTGAAGCGCACCGGTCGGCGCGGTGTGGTCACGATGCCCAGTTGGGCCTGCAGCAGCTTGATGAAGGCCGTCAGGTTCGGCAGGCTCGCCGGCGTGTACTGCACAGACTTGTTGCCATCTCCTTGGGCATAACTCACCGAGGCCACCTTGCTGCCCGTCACCAGGTCGGTATAGGCCTGCTGGGCAGCTGTCAGTGCTGCGCGCAGTTGCACGGTCGACATGCCTGCCAGCACGGAGGTGTTCGGGTCAAAACTCATGGTCAGCGCCTCGCTGTGGCCATGGCCTTCGCCAAGGCCTTGCCAAACTCTTTGTTGAACTGGCTGTTGATGTGGCGCTCGGCCACGCCGAACCAGTCCAGGTTCTGCTTCACGTCATGCGCGTCTTCGAACTTGATCAACAGCTTGAGGTGGCCGCCCGTGTTCAGGCCCTTGCTTGTGCGCACTACCTTGCTGCCCTTGCGCGCCTGCACACGGCTGCCCTCGGCCACCGAGCGCTGCCACACACCGCTCACAATCCCGGCCTTGGTTTGCACCCGGCCAATGAACACGTCAGAGCGCCCCTTGAGCTGGCGCAGCAAACTGCGCGGCAAGTTGCCGAACTGGTCCAGACTGGTCATGGCCCCCACAGGCTTGAGCAAGGCCTTGCCGTTTAGCGTGTTCTTGCCGCCGTCCTGGTAGGGCGCCAGGTAGCGCGCTGTGGCGTCCAGCATCCTGATGGTCACGTACTGCCGCCCCTTGCTCGCACCAATCAGCCGCAGCGCCCCAGTCGTGAACGGCTTCGGCTTGTCCAGCTCCTTCTGCTCGTTGGCCTGCTCCATCTTGATCGTGGTGCGCCCCAGAGCGTTGAGCGCCTGTGACGTTGCAAACGGCACCTGCTTCCAGGCCAGGGCCGACAACCGCCGCTCGATCTCTTTGATGTTGCTGCGGATGTCGATCATGCTCAAGCCAATCTGCTCGCCAGCTTCTTGGCCTCTGTCGGCACCGTGCTGACCTGTGTCACGGGTGCAGCAGCGGGCACCGCCTGGGCCTCATCCTTCGATGCGGGCTCGGCCGGCGCCTGCGTTACAACCTGCGCGAACAGGTCTGTCTGTGGCGGGTTGACCTTCAGGCGCTCGCGCTCCCAGTCGGTCTCACGCCACTTGTGCAGGCCCAGTCGCTGTGCGGCGGCCAGGTTGTACACACTCAAGTCAAGGGCCTCGTTGCGGTCGCCCTTGTTCTTGACCCACTGCGTGCGAGCGTGCCCCTTCACATATGTGATCAGGCGGCGCTCGCTGCAGATCTGCTCGTAAAACGCCAGCGGCAGGTCCACCGAGAAGTGGATCGAGCCGGGCCCAGATGCCAGCTTCCAGCGGCTGTGCAGCCAGTCCTTGGCGGTGTCCGTCCCAACGATCCACAACTCAGCGCCGCGCTTTTCGACCTTGCCGCGCCGGTTGATGTCCACTTTGCTAGGCTGGCTCGACAACACCGGCTTACCTGGGCGACTGGCGCCCCGGATGGCAAACACGTTGCGGTACCGGCGCGCCCGCGTGAACTCGTACACGTCCTGCGTGTGGTGACCACCCGAGTCCACCGCAGTGGCCCTGATGGTCATGTTCAGGCCATTGGCCCGCCGCAGTGGCGTGCGCAAGATCACGTCCAGCTCATCCCACGGCGCGCTGGTTGCGGGGTCGCCCATGATCACCTGGTAGTCCAGGGTCCAGCGCTCCATGCCTTCGCCCCAACCGATGATCTTGAGCTCCAGCCGGTCATCTTGCGTGTCCACCGCAGCCGTGACCACCAGCACCTCGTCGGGTACCGTGCGCAGCTCGAAGGGCTCGGCGCGGGCCTGCAACTCTTCGGGCGTCGTGCGCTCTTTGATGTCGTCCCAGCAGCGTGCCAGACGCGTGTTGTAGAACACCTGCATGGGCTCGGGGTCGCCCTTGTCGTAGGCATCCTTGGCCTTGGCATACTGCTTGGCCAGCGAGGCCCACGACACCCAGCCCAGCGGCGCATACAGCGCACTCAGCGTGAAGCTGATCGTCTCGCCATCACCCTTCCCGGCAGCACGCCACTCACCGGCAGAAAGCAGGTCTGACTTCGAGCTTTCCTCGATGTGCGAGCCACAGTGCTTGCACACGTAGGAGGCCTGGGCGAAGTCTGCAGACCACCACAGGTTCTCCCATTCCAGCACCTGGAGCTCACCGCAGTGAGGGCACGGCACGTGGTAATAGCGCTGGTCACCTTGGCGAAACAGCGTGTCGATCCGGCTTGCCTTCTCGATGGTCGGCGAGCTGGTGTAGTAGATCTTGGCGTTGCGCCCGTAGGTACTGGTCCGTGTCTCGGCCAGCTCGACCGGGTCACCTTCTTTATCGACCGACACATCCCAGCGGTCAACCTCGTCGCCGTACACATACCGCGCCGGGATCTCGGCCAGATTGGCCGCAGAGCCCGCCGTGGTGATGTACAGCGTGCCGCCTGAAAACTCTTTTGTGTCGATGGTGTTGCGGCTGTCCCGGCTGCGCACCGGGGCCACCCGCTCACGCAGCTCGGGCACCGCGTCTATGGTCTTGCCGATCCGGCCCGACACACGCCTGGCCAGGTTCAGGCTGGGCAGCAGCACCAGCATGTTGCCCGGCGCCTGGTGGATCGAAGCGCTCAACCAGTTGATACCGACTTGCGTCTTGAGCAGCTGGCTGGCCACCATGGCCACCACCCGCTTGGCAGGGTGCGAGGGTGACAGCACCCGCATCACCTCGCGGGCGAAGGGCGTGCGGTCCGTCTTGTACTTGCCGTGCTCAGCGCCGTTGCCCTGAGGGATCTGCATGTACTCGTCGGCCCACTCGTCC